AGTAACTCCACCTGAACCAAATGCACGACCTACATTTGTACCAACACCAGAAGTCAACGGAGATTGAATTGCGTTGTCAAAACGTACAGTTAACTGAATAGATACTGGGTCACTTGATTTATAATCCATGTTATTATAGTTTGCCGATTTGATAAAGCAACCATATAATTCCCATGTTTCTAAAACGTTAGGTGTAAGTATACCATTGCCGCCGTCTAACACTTCATAATTAATTTGAAATTTATAGTCTTGACCAGTTGCCGCAGATGCTTGTTCAACAAAGTCCATTTGTTTCTGTAATTGTTGACCAACTAATTTTGATATATTTCCCTGTGCATCATCACGTAGATTGACTGTAGTTTCTGACCATGCGTGTTTACCAGCAAGATATACTCTACTGTTATAAACGTCTAATGTAACTTCATCAAAATTTACTGATGGGCGAGTTATATCCATTACTTGTTTTGTCATTTCTGTTGTTGCACCACCGACACCAAAGTTTAAGAACAATGCTCTGAAACGATATTGTAGTTTTGGCATCAATAGACCCTGTGCGTTAGTTGCATTGTCTGCCGCTACGGTCATATTAAACAGTGATTGTGAGGCTGTTGCCATGTTATTTCTCCTATATATTATTTATCTTAATTAATGGCCCGTTTGGGCCATTAATTATACTTTTATAATCCCGCTATTTCACCGGTATTTAATACACGAACCGGGATATAGATGAATTCAGCAGCCTTAACTGGTTCAATTGCAACGTCAATCCATAATTCATTTCTATCAATACGAGCTGGTGTGTTGTTACTTTCATCACACACTACTAAGTAATCATACAAACCACGTTTAGAAACTAAGTCAATAAACAAGGATTGAACGACACCCGCAATTTCATTACGAGTTACTGAATCATTTGGTTCGAATACGAACGGACGAGCCGCAACTTGTAAACGTTCACGAATATAACAAACTAAACGAGCAACGTTAATACGATCCAGTGCTGATTGACTATCAAATGAGTTTTTATTACCATAATTCAACAAGCCCACACCTGTAAAGAATGCTAATGGATTAATTTGATTTGTATATAATACATCACGAATACTCATTCTATTCTTAATTACCACAAATTCACCTGTAGCGGCATCTAAATAGCCAATGTTTGTAGCATTGTCAATAATACCTCTACGTGTACCTGCTGGTGCTAACCAAGGATAAGCTATACTATCATTCTTCAATAAGGTACGCAACATCATATGACTTGCAGGAACAACAACTTCTGATCCAGTTAAATCAGTTGTAATACCACTTGGATAGAACACACCTAAGTATGTATCACGTGTTACCCAACCAGCTTCACCAGTTCCTGTTGCATTTGCCGTGTTGTTAGCCCAATTAATAATATCAGTGGCTTGATCTGGTAAACGCAATGGTGTATCACCGATAATATACGCAGTATTATTGCGGTCATTATTTAATGTAACCATATCAGGTTGTAATTCAGGGTAATTAGGGCATGTAATTAAATTGAAGAATGTATCTTCTTCTCGGATACTTTGATTTGTACCTATTGCTGCCTTCAATGCTTGTACAACCATATTACGCTGTGCTTTGCGACCCATATAAGCCGCACCATTTGCTTGTAACCCACTAGCACTTACCCATGTATATGAGTACGTTGGTAATGTTTGGTCTGGATAATTTGCAGATGTAAAATAGTTTGTTCTAAACTGTTTAACATTATAACCTGAACGGCGTGTGTTGAATAACAACATGCCTTGCGGGAATAGTGTTGGATCAGGTGCATCTAAATCTAAGTAATTACTTGTTAATAAAGTAGTGATACTTGTTAACGGATCACTCACAGGATCAACTGAACCTAAATTTGCCCAACGTGCATCAGCAAATAATATACCTGCCTCACTGGTTTGATCTGTGTTGTCTATTGATACCCATGTATCTTGACCTTCAACTAATTGCCAACGACTTAATTTAGGATAATTCTCTAAATCACTAGTATCTAACCACAAGTCACCATATTCTAAAGCAGATCCATCAGTTTGTACTGTTGGTTCTGTTGTACTAATGATTGGTCCTAATGGATCAGTAGCATTTGTACCGCTCGGTAATGGATGACCATTTTCATCATAATCTATGTTCTTGTAACCATACCATCCGCCGTTCTTATTAACCATGATATCAGCTTGAGAAGCTGTACTATAGAACCAATTAGTTCCAGTTGTAGGTGTAGTAGCCGGAGCACCTTCATTGCTGATATAATCAACTTGTGACCAACTTGCAACATAAGATGCATAATTAATTCTTGCTACACCTGAACTAACTGAGACTCCGGTTATTGCGCCGGTTGAATTATTAACTGATGTAACAATTAAAACTAAATTATTTGCAGGTGTTGCTCCACCTAATACATTACCCGTAAAAGTTAATGTGTCGTTAACAGCATATCCAGTGCCGCCGGTATCGATAGCAAACAAAGTATAAAATCCACTATAAACATCTATAGTAAATGTAGCGTTTGCTCCACCGGCAGAAGTATCTGACGTTGGTGCGATTCCTTGAGCAGTGTACGATTCATCTACACCATACAATACATTTGAGCCGCCGGGTTCAAATCCAATTTCACTTAACAATCCATTACTTTGTCCATATGTATCAGTAAAGTCACTAAGAGAAATTACACCACCTTTTGTATGTGTTATTTGTATTTGATTATTACTTGTTACTGTACAAGTAGTATCTGGAATATTTGATCCCAACCAGTCTGTTGCAAATGATTGTGCATCTCCTCCAGTAGTAGTAAATGTATATAGTGATAATGTACCATCAATTGATAAACCAATTCTTAAAACAAGTCCACCGGTTATTGTTGGATCTTCTATTGTACCTATTGAGAATGCAGGTCCAGTATACATTTTTTCATATAAATTAAGTTTACCATATGGAGCTAAATCAGATGTAGAATATATTGCAACAACAGTTCCTGCAGGAATAGACGAACCTCCGTCACTACTTAAATCATCTACTGCTGTGAAAAGACGATTATATTTTGGAACACTAATACTTGTAAATGCATCAATTGAAGAAACATACTTTGATAATTGCAAATCCATACCATTACCGGTCAAACTAGTTTTAATCCAAACAGAACCTGTTGGATGTGGATATAATTGATTTGCACTCCATAATGGCATTTCAGCAGAAGTTCCATAAACTACATCCGGTGCATAATATACTTTTGCTGTTATTCCCATGTCCGCCAGTGGAGTACCTGTAATTTCAGATAAAATTATACTTACGTTTGTTCCAGGAAATCCATAAGCTATATTTAAAGCACCATTAACAAGTGTAGCGTTTAAATAAGCATCACCAATGCTGTTAATCAGATTAACAACATCACTTATAACATCACCTGCACTAATTTCAATAATACGTGAAGTTAAACCAAAAGTAATGCTAAAACTATCACCAGTAGTTAATGTAGGGAATGAAACTGTACCAGTTGCAAACGGTAATGTTGAACCCCAATCTGTATCACCTAAACGTGTCCATTCATTAATTGAATTTTTATAGAAATAAGTTGATGTAGTTAAATAACCTTCATCTAACGCTACTCCGGGAATTACTGCATAACTTCCAATAGTTCCCAATGATTGTATTGGATAATCATCTTGAATGTATTCTGCATCTACAACAACTAATGGTTCTCTATTTGTAAATTTTCCAGTAGTAGAATTAAATTCGTAAATACCCCATTTAGATGAAGTAGTGTTCAACCAATATGTACCATCAACAGGATCACCTACTGGACGATTTAATGTTCCTACTAGACTTCCTAAATCTATGTCTGCTCTTAACACATAAGCACGATTTGTTGTGCCACCTAATGCTGAATAAGCGGCTAATAAGCCATATTCATTAAGTTCGTACCCTTGAATAGATGTACCATTAGTTGTTTTATAGAAGAAAGGTGTACCAAATAAATTTACAAGATCACGCTGACTTGTGACAGTATATAATTTATTAGCGTTTGCTGCCGTTGTTGCGGCTGCTACCCCTGTATTACTTGCATTTGCTTTATTTTGTGCTGTTGCGACAAGCACAAAAGGGACTGAATTAGAGGCTGCAGGTAAATACTGACTTTGGTCAATGATTGTAACTTCTACGCCTGGTGATACTAGTGCCATGTTATTTTTCCTTTATGTTATGATTATGAGGGTTAACGCCCTAACGTACATATATTTAGTATAAAGTGATTAAAACATGTCAACAACCGTACCTTTAAAGGTTTTCAACTAAATAACTGATGAGACCTATTTGTAAGACATGCAACAAGAATTCATGTGCTGTCAACTATCATCGAAATGATAAGACATACTATCGCAGTATGTGTGATGAGTGTGGTAGGAAAAAGAATAAAAAGAAACCAAGAGTTCCTAGTTGGCAAAAAGCTGGCTACAAGAAAAAAGCCACATGTGATTTATGTGGCTTTAAGAGTTTATATCCTAGTCAACTGTCAGTATTTCATATTGACGGTCAACTAGAGAATACCGAGTTTACTAATCTACGCTCAGTTTGTTTAAATTGCATTGAGGTTCTAAAACGTAAAGAAGTTACTTGGCGACGGGGGGATTTAGAAGTTGACTAATCTTGTTGTGTAAATCATCAATTGATCCGTTATTGTCAATATAGTAATCGTACTTCAAACCTACACTAGAATACTCACTAGCATGAATTTTTGCTTTGTCTAATTTTGCTTTACTGATAGACCATAAACTATTACCATTAGGACCAAGATTGTATGCTTTTGCCGCATCAAACCAATTAGGTTCAGCTCCTCTAGTAACTCGTATTGTTATACCACCTACATGTTTAATAGCATTAACTTCATTATAAAATCTACAGTCGGTAATAACAATATCATCTTTAGATTGGCGTAGTTTATTTTCTACACTAGCGACCCAGATATCATCGTGGAATCCTGCTCTACAAACTTCTGTTCCCCATTGTTGTAGTATCCATCGTGGAGTTAGTTCTGGAAGATTAAGTCTTTCACTCCACCAAGGATCAACTTGCTCACGCCATTTACGGCTACTCTTAGTTGTTCCCTCTAGTAACTCACGGTCCCAACCGAACACATTAGCTACTGCATCTTTCAAGCTAGCCGCAAAGCTAATACGTTTAAACTTGTGATTTGTTACTAGATAGTCAGCAATAGTGTCTTTGCCGCTACCGATTAATCCCGTGACCCCTATAATCATATGTTCTCCTGTATTTGTAATTATATTACTAAGAGATGACATGTGCTAGCATTTAGGTTAATTATCTTCATCGTTGTTTTTCAGAGTAACCAATGCATGTTTTACTCCGGCTTTCTTTAATCCGGCATAACGATGATGCCCATTTATAAT